TGGAGGCGGCGTCAAGCGGTCGTAGATCTGCTCTGCGCTCATTCCTGCATAGCGGTGATCGAGCAGCCCGCCCTCGGGTAGCGTGAAGCCTGCCTCGACGAGCAGGGGGTTGATGGCGTAGTCAGCCGCTTCGTTCCACTGCTTAGCGTCGCGATCGCTCCTGCGAGTCTGATGCGCGAGCGCACAGTGCATAACCTTGTGAGCCACGAGGCCCAGCAGATGCTCGGCGTTGAGGCTCAACACGTAGGGAGAGTTGTAGAAGAGATGCTTGCCATCGGTCGCCATCGTCTGCGTGCGCTTCGACTCGACTGGTGCGAGCTTCGTAGACAAGCAGCCGAAGAACACGTGATCGAGCACGAGCGTGAGGCGCGCTTGTGCCAAGGCTTCTGCAGGTGTTGCGCTCATGACGCGACGCCCATGTATGCCGCCATCACGTTCGAGATCTCAGTCGCGCGCTTTGCAACCTCGGCTCGCTTCGTCATGTCGGTGCGCAGCGTCGCTGCATCGATGCCTGCGATCATCTGCTCGGTTTGCTTGCGCAGCTCGTCGAGCTTGGCATCGTTCGTGAGGTTCAAGCCCGGCAGGATCGTGCACAGCTCGGCTAAGCCCTCGACGAGCGAATCCCTGAAGGTGCCGGTGTCGCCTGTGTACTTCTGCCCACGTGTGCGCTTCTCTGGCGTCACAGACAGGCGACGCGCCATGCGCTCGACGAGTTCGTACAGGCGCTGGTAGGGCGCTTTCATCGCCTCAGCGACGCCATCGCGCATCTTCGCCTCAATGTCTGTCTTGATGCTCGACACAGCTTCGTCTGAGAGATCAGCGCGAAAGTCAGCGGCATCGGGCAGCGGCAGAATCGTGAGATCGACGCCGAACTTTGCGCGAATGTGGCGCGGATAGTCAGCTGCGTTGAACGCGCCGTTAAGCTCAGCGCGCGCGGCCTCGACCAGCTCGGGGTACACAGCGGCGAACTGATCGGCGGCTGCGTTAAAGCGCGCGATCTTCTGACGCACGGCCTGACTGTAGGCCTCGAAGCCGAGCGTGGTGAGGATGCGAGCGCCGTCCTGGCCCCACGGCAGCGTGTGATTGTAGTGCGTCTGGCGCAGATCGCCCGCAGCGTTGCAGATCGCAACGAAGCGCGCGTGCTGCACGTCGATCGCGTTCTTCTTGTACTTGCCCAAGCGCTGCGAAGTCGTCTGATGCTGATCGGCCACGTCCTGCGTGATCTTCTTGTCGGTGAGGGTTGCCATCCAGCGATGTATGGTGAGGTTCGCGAGCATCGCGCGCGTCGAGAGCGTTGCGCCCTCGATGACTTCGCGCTTCGCCACTGCGGGAGCAGCCGCGGCCTCTTTGATCGCAGCCATCTGCGTCTGCAGTTCATCGAGCGTCAAGCCGCCAGCTGCGCCGTTCGTCGCGGCCTTCTTCGCTGCCTCGCGAGCTGCGCGCTCACGTGCTGTGCGAGCTGCGCGTGCGGCTGAGGGGATCTTCGGTGCTTTCGTGCCGTTCGTGTTGAGAGATGCGTTCATTAGGATTGTGCTCCGATCATGAGGTTGCCGAGAGGCCCAGACATGGCCTGTATGTAGCCGGGAGTGTTGGCGAGCTTCGGGTCGCGCGCGATCGCCGCCTTCATGCTGAGCGCTGAGAACTCAGCCTTGCCAGCTTTGATCAGGCGTTCGAGATACTTCACATAGCGCACCATCGAGGCTGAGGCGACGCGCGCTGAGAGCGCAGTCGAGAGCGCCCAGAGCGTCGAAGTCTCGACAGGTATCGGCGCTGTGTCGGGCGTCGTCAGCACAACATCCGGCGATACCATGTCGGCCCAGATGCGCAGGAAGCCTGTGAACTCTGGCGCGATCTCAGGACCGATAGCGCCTGCGAATGTTGAGAGCTGCAGATCGCGATCGAGGCCGAGCTGATGCAGCTTCGAGACGTGATGCCATGTGCGCGGGCTGGGCGAGTTCGTCATGTCAGCTGTGGGCTTGAAGCACGAGAGATGTGCCGGTCGGAAGCGCAGGAACGCAATGACCTCGGGCGCAACGCCGTGTGAGGCTGCCCACTCGCACCAATCATTGAGATCAGCCTGCAGCTCGACGATCGTCGCGAAGCGCGACTTGACAGGCTCTAGGATGCCTGAGACGCCAGCGCGATCTGATCTGCGATTCGTCGCAGCGCAGAAGACCACATGATCAGAGATCTTGTGGCCGTTGATGCGTCGAGCGAGCTGCAGCTGCATGTACGCAGCCTGCACAGAAGGAGACGCTTGGCCGAGATCGTCAGCGAAGGCGAGCGTGAGCTTCTTCGCGTTGATGAGCAGATCAAGATCGCCAAACGGCAAGAACGTCGCTCTGCCATCGATGACCCAAGGCATGCCCTTGTAGTCGGTAGGATCAGAGACGACAGGATGCGAGACGACGAGATCAGCTTTCGCAGCGGCTGCTGCCTGCGTGACGACATCAGTCTTGCCGATGCCGGGAGCGCCAGTGATCAAGACGGGCAGCTTCGCTTTGATTGTCTGCGCGAGCAGCTTCGCGAGCTGTGAGGGTTTAAGTGCGGTGTTCATTCGATGGTCTCCTAAGAGATCTGGTAAACGAGGCAAGTCGCCCCGCACGAATAATAAGCGAAACAGCATCTTATGCGCAAGTATCGCTTGCGAGCACAAAGGGCGCGTATTGCACCGCGCTCAGCTCTGGCGCTAGAATCGAGCGCTATGGCTACCCCACTTGCTCTGATTACCCCCATGCAGCGCGCCGTAGACGCTTGTGGCAGCGCTGTAGCGCTCGGACAGCGGCTCGGCGTCACCGGGCAGGCTGTGCGTCTCTGGGTGCGCAGGGGCTTCCCACCAGCGTCCAGGGTGCTGCAGATCGAGGCGGCGACTGAGATCCAGGTCACGCGCTATGAGCTGAGGCCAGATCTGTACCCGCGCGGCCGCGTGCCGCCGCCGCTGTCTGAAGCTGAAGCGTAGGCCATGCATATATTGCAGCGCAGCACAGGCCTAAGCTGTGGCAGCTGATCATTACCTTCCGCTCTTCGTGGGTGACTTTGCGGCGAGCACGGCAGCGTTCGACGGCTACGAAGCAGGCGTGTATCTGCTGCTGCTGATCGCTGAGTGGTCGAGCGGCCCACTACCGAAAGATGTGAAAAAACTCGCAAAAATCTCGCGATTATCTCAGCATAATTTCAAGAAAATATGGGAAATAATTAGCGATAAGTTCGTGGAAAAGGATGGCAAGCTGATCAACCTCAGACTCGAAGCAGTCAGAGCTGAGAACGCTAGAATACAAGCCGAACGATCAAAAGCCGGGCGCATCGGAGGCCTCGCGTCAGCCCATAGCAAACGTCAAGCAAAAGTCAAGCAACCGTTCGATTTAGCTTCAAGCAAAACGCAACCTCCGATCCGATCCGATCCGAGTCTTACTTCTTCTGAAGACAATACACGCAGTAGCACGCGCGCTGATTTCGAGGCCTTTCGCGATGCCTATCCACGAGGCGCATACACGCACTCGGCATGGCTCGCAGCTGAGCGTGAGTTCGCACGTGTGATCGAGGAAGAGCACGTGAGCCCCGATGAGCTAACGCAGGCAGCAGTCGCCTACTACGAACAGCAGAAGGCTAAGGGTGCACTCGGCTCGCAGTTCGTCAGAGCGCCGCTCAAGTTTCTGCAGCAAGGATTCTGGAAAGGCCCGTTCCCATTGCCTGTGGAGACTAACGGACACGCATCTCCAGCCGGTGAGTCAGCGAAGATCTACGACCAGCTGATCAAGAGCCGGGGGGCTGAGCCTAAGCGCACAGCGAAGATCCAAGCGGCAATCGATGCAGTCGGCGGTTGGCTTTCGATCGAGACGTGCACGAGCTTCGAGGCAGCGAAGGTCAAGCGGGATTTCTGCGCCGCGCTCGATGCTCAGGGATAGTACCGGCCTACAAGACACTGGCATCACGTGTGGCGACTGCTGTAGGGTAATTACTGTTGACATGCCCGCAATGGCAGCGCGAAGATCAAGCGTGATTTTATTTCGGCTGACGAATTGCGCAGGCTGGCCCAGCGGGCAGAGCAGCGTTTATTTCGGCCTACTCTCAGGGAGCAACGCAGTGAAACATATTGGCACAGCGACCTATCTCAAATTTGACCCCGCGACCAAGCGCTTCCAGCTCGTGAAGTGCGACGGCGATGATCCAGGGATCGAGACGGCGATCGGCGGATCGTTCGGCTCGATCGAGACTGCGCTGCACGATGGCGCGGTGCACGGCGGCAAGCCGGTGTATCTGCAGGTGCACTGCAGGCACTTGGCTGACGAGAGTCACGACAAACCTGCTCAGGACGTCGAAGGCTGATAGCTGTGGCGCTGAGTCAGGCCGAGCGCGATCGCAGATATCTGCGCAGCCCAAAGGGCCGGTATCAGCAGCAGAAGCGCCGCGCGTGGCAGCGCGGCATCGGCTGGAGGCTGACTTTCGAGCAGTGGTGGCAGATCTGGCAGGCGTCAGGCCACTGGCACGAGCGAGGCAAGCACAAAGGCAATTACATCATGGCGCGCCTGCGCGATGCTGGGCACTACGAACAAGGCAACGTCTACATCACAAAGCTCGAAGCGAATAGCTATGACTGCGCTCAGCGCTATCGCAATGATCGAGCGCATCTGTGCCACGACGCTCAAGGAATCCCCGCCAATGTTTGAGTCAGCCCAGCCACAGTCGCCAGAGGCCACAGCTCTTCTGCGAGTAATTCAGACGCTGCTGAATCCGCAAGGCATCGACGATCCAGCAACGCGCCGAGGCTTCGTGCTGTGCGTGCTTCCGTATGCAGACAAGTTCGAGCGCGAAGAGCTGCCCGAAGAGCTGCCGGGAATGTTCACCCCGCAGCGTGGAGTCGTCATGGTGAGCGACAGCATTGCGCCTCTCAAAGATCTCGCGATCGTTCGCATCAGGCCAGCTGAAGAGCGCGCTGCGATGCGCAAAGCGCCCGGCCTGATCATCGCAGACGGCCAGCTCGCAAGGAATTTGAAGCTATGACTGACAACGCGCCTGCACGCCAATGCACACAGACTGCGATGCTCGGCCACAAGCCGCACGTGATCAGAAAACGCCAGTGCGTGCTCGATGAAGGTCATCAAGGCGATCATCGCTTCTTCGGGCCGAAGCCGATCGAGCCTGAGAAGGCGAAAACGTGAGCGCCACTACCCGCAAGCGCCTAGAGCGCGTGTTCTTCGCCGCGCTAATCATCGCGTGGTGCTACTCGTGCCTGCAGATCTACGCCGCGTCATGAGCGAGCCAGATCCGCTGTTTCATCCTGGCGAGGTCGCGATCTGGCAGAATCAGCGTGGACAACTCGCGCACAAGAACGGACACGAAGTCGAAGTACTGAGCGGCATGCAGCTAAAGATGGCGAGCCAGCACGACGATGCGCCTGGAACACCACAAAAGTTGACGCCGGTCTATCGTGTGCAATGCAGTATCAGCGTGAATAAAGGCTATGCCGCAGCGTGGGAGCTACGCAAGAAGCGCCCGCCTGGAGACGTGCTCGGCTGGGAGATAGGCGATCTGCTGCCAATCACTGCCGGAGTTGACTACACAGAACAAGTGTTAGTGGTTTCGCAGATGCATCGAAAGCTCGTGACGACGCCATGAAGCTCACGATCAATCAAGTTGGCGAGGCCACGTGTGTTGAGATCGACACAGGCGTGCAAGAGCTGCAGGTCACAGGCAACGTCGCGATCAAATCGCCCGCCGACTACTTCAAAGATGGCGCGCTCGAATCGCTGGTGGCAGACGAAGAGCTGCGCACAGCAGTGAAGCTGCGCACAGAATGCAGGAAGATGATTCAATGGGTTGGCAGCGCTGGCCCTGTGTCGATACCAGAAGATTTAATGGACTTCCTTCGTGACATCGAGAAGATGCTGTGAGCGACTGGATCGCCGTAGCAGAGCGCCCGCCGCCTTACGAAGTCGAAGTGCTCGTGTTAGACGCTGACAGCAATGTAGGCCATTGCGTGCGCTCTACCACAGACAAAGACGGCGAGCACTTCGAGTCGGTGTGCTGCCGCGCTGAGTTCGAGAACGTCACGCACTGGCAAGTGCTGCCAGAGAAGCCAGCGAAGTGAGCCTGAAGCAATCCCAAGTCGGCCTCGCGCGCCTCGAAGCCTATCGGCAGCTGCCGCATATCGTCGAGCGCGATCGACTGATCATGCAGATGCGCGCTGCAGGTAAGCCGCTGCGTGAGATCGCAGAAGCCGTGAAGCACTGCGACCCTGCTGGCATAGGCTGGACGCGCCAGCTGATCTGCATCGTCGCCAAGCGCCTAGAGCGCGAGCAGGCGCAAGCGTGACTGAGTTCGCTCAAATACTGCTCTGCGTAATTCTCGTCATGGGCGCAGGCGTCGCGCTTGCTAAGTGCACCGACTCAGGCATCTGCCATCACGAGCACACGCAGGCATACTTCTGCCCATGAGCAACTTCACGCTGCGCACGCTCACGAAAGCGAAGCCGATGATCTCATCGATCACCGTCTCTGGGGCTGGCCTTTCAGTAGGCATGCGCATTGCCGACGCGCAGGGTACGCACTGGAAGATCGTCAGGCAGAACGAGCTGGGCAGCTTCGATGCGCGACGTATCGAGCGATTGGAGCGCGTGTATTTGAGAGCCAAAGGCTGGCTGCAGAGTATCTGGTCATGACCTTCACTCGCGTGTCTGACTACGCCGAGCGCTCTGACTGCACGCGCTACACCGTCTGCTTCTCGCGCTCAGGCACACGCACGTTCTTCCAGGCGTTTCGAGTCGGCAGAGATCGCTTCTCTGCGCCTGAGCTGATCAAGACGTTCGTCGGTCGCAAGCGCGCAGCAGCTCTCGCGCGCAAGGCCTGCAGAGATCATCTGGCGCAAGAGGCGGCAGCGTGAAGCGCCAGAAGTTCGCGCCTCGCGTCTACTCGTGCATCGAGTGTGCAGCGCCTGTGAAGAAAGGCGTCTGCCTGCACAAGTCGCACTGCATGAGGCCAGAAGCTGTGCGCCAGCGAGCAGCAGGCCCGCGACCTAAGCAACTCGGTCCAGGCCAGAAGCGCAAGAAGGCAGCTCACGAAGCAATGCAGCAGATCAAGATGATGCAGCTGATCGGCAAGCCAAAGCCTGCAGCGTTCGCTGTCAATCAGATCTTGAGAGGCGCGCGGTGAAGCGGCTCATCGAGCTGTGGCTGTGCACGATCTTTGGGCACATGAAAGGCCGACGCTGCATGCGCTGCGGCTATGGCTGGGATATTGTCGTGCATCCAATCACGCCAGAGCAGCGCTCTCAGCGAACAGGGCCGACAGTTGATCTCATCGTCTATAAAGGCTGGGGTCGATGACCTTCAAGCCTCATCGCGCAGATCCACGCGACGCCAATGAAGCTGAGCTAGTCGCGCTCGCTGAATCGCTGGGCGCGTCGTTCTTCAAAGCGCCTCCCCTCGATGGCTGGCTATTCTGCCCGCGATTATGGAAAGGCGCTCTGCCTGTCGAGATCAAAGACCCCAAGCGCGAAGGCCTGCAGCACGAGTACACATCGAAGCAGGCGAAATTCTTTCGCTGGTGTAATGATCGCGCACTGAAGTGGCTCGTGTGGCGCACTCAGGCTGACGTGCTGCGCGATGTTGGAGCGAGAGTGAGCGCATGAGCGAGACGCCAATCACGTTCACAGAGCCTGCTTATGTGATATTTGACGTTGAATTGAACGCCGTGCGCACGACAGAATGGGGAGGTCTTGCGATCTTCAGCACGCGCTCAGTCGCTGAGCAGTTAGCTTCGCGCTCGGCCAGCAGGCTCGAAGTGCTGCCAGTTCGTATCACGAGAATTACAGATGGCTAAAAAGAAACCAGAAACAACGCCTGCAGCAACGCCTCAGCACGTCTACAAGATCGTGCCGATCGATAGCCTCGTGCCTTACGAGAACAATCCGCGCACGCACAGCGAATCTCAGATCAATCAAATACGCGCGAGCATTCGCGAGTTCGGCTTCACGAACCCTGTACTGAGTGACGAATCGAACAAGATCATTGCCGGTCACGGCAGGCAGATCGCCGCAAAGCTCGAAGGCATGACAGAGCTACCGAGCATAGAGATTCGCGGCCTGAGCGATACGCAGAAGCGCGCTCTCGTGATCGCTGACAACCAGCTGGCATTGAATGCTGGCTGGGACGACGAGCTGCTGCAAAAAGAGCTGCAGGCTCTCGTCGATGCAGGCTATGACGTGCCGATCGTCGGTTTCTCGCAGGCAGAGCTTGATCGAATACTAGGCGTCGAGTCGCTGCCAGCGCAGCCGCCTGTTTATTCTGATGAGCAGATTCTAGCGAGCGCGTTCAAATGGTTTCGCGGCAATGGCTTCCCGTACCCACGGCTTGAGCTGCACGAGATGATGCAGCAGCTGAATGCTCTGCGCGCGAGCGATGCTGAGTCTTTGCTGCGCTCGACTGCTGGCTATCGCATTGCTGATACATTTCACCCGCACCGCTTTGATGCCAGCGTCTCTGGAAAGAAGTCGCCGATCGAAGGTTTTTCAGATGATAAGATCCTGCGGCGGAATCTGGCCTTTTCTCTGAAGCACGCATTTCTACCAGCTGGCCCCTATGCAGGCTTGCATCTGATGTCAGGCGTGCAAGAGGCGGCGAACTTTCGCCCAGGATTCGCGGCGTATCTCTATCGGCGCTTCTGCACGGCAGGCGCGTCTGTGCTCGATACATCGACAGGCTATGGTGGGCGTCTTGTGGGCGCGATCGGTAGCGGCGTCGTCGCGAGCTACCAAGGTGTCGATCCGAACACGCAGACATGCGAGGCAAACGCAGCCATGCTCGCTGTGCTCGGCGTACCGATGGAAGTCGATCTGATCTGCAAGCCTGCTGAAGATGTGCTCGCCAGCGAGCTGACGCTAGGCCCATTCGACTTCGCTTTCACATCGCCGCCGTACTTCAGTAAAGAGCACTACAGCGATGATGACACGCAGAGCTGGAAGCGTTACCCGACGAGCGATGGTTGGCGCGCTGGATTCCTCAAGCCTATGCTTGCGCTGCAGTTCGCCGCCCTCAAGTCTGGCGCTCGCGCGATCATCAATATCGAAGACGTCACAATCGATGATGTGGTGTATCCTCTGGTGGACTGGACTCGACAAGATGCTCTCGCTGCAGGATTTATTCTGCAGGGAGTTGAGAAGTTCCCTCTCCCTGCTTCGCCTTGGGTCCAAGATGATGACGCCCCGGATCGCTTCGAGCGAGTTCTTATCTTCAAGAAACCCTAGCTATGGCCGGTCACTCCCACACGCCGAATGACGAGACGCGCGCAAAGGTCAAAGCGTGGTCAATGGTCGGCGTGCCTCACGACGACATGGGCGTGATGCTCAACATCACAGCGAAGACGCTGCGCAAGCGCTACAAGCAAGAGCTGCTGCTGGGCGCAGCGCAGGCGCACGTCACGATCGGCGCAAAGCTCTTCGATGAAGCGAAGAGCGGCAACATCACAGCGCTCATCTACTACACGAAAGCTCGCATGGGCTGGCGCGAAGTGCACCACATGGCGCTGCAGAACCCGGATGGCTCGCCGCTGTACCCGCCGCGCAAGAAGGGCGACAAGACGCCGCTCTCGCTCGATGAGGCGCGCGTGCAGTACCTGCAGCTCTTGCACCCTGAGCAGCTGATGCTCGAAGGGCCAAAGGTGGTAAACTGAAATTTAATCGGCTGGTGTCGAGCTTCACTCGCCTGTAAATACCGTGCACGCCCCCGCGTGTGGTGTTCTCCACAGGCGAGGCAGATTTTTCGCTCGACACGCGACAGCGCCGGACAGCGTAACCGGCCTTTTCCCTTTAACGCTCTCTTCAGCTACTCTGCGAAGCCTTAGCCGCGTTCAACCCTACAAGTCGCT